AAGTAAATACAGGCACATTTGGATCACCAAAAGTATAGGCAGTGCCACTACGCGGGAAGTAAGTGTTAAAGTTTTTAACAGGCAAATCTGTAATTGCGTCATACTCAACATCAATTGAGAAATCAAAGCCATCACCCTGACGGCTAAGATCTTGTACTGCTTGAAAAACATTTTTTAATTCATAATTGTAATAAACACGGTCAATTAACACCCCTGATGAGGTTTGCCCTGCGCTGTTATAGCCAACGCCAATGTCACCATAGGTGGCAGTCTGCGCATTTTCAATAAGGGTTTTGGCTATAAGTAATTGATCTGTGTTTGTGAACTGAATGTCCTGCGTAATGCGCCTGTGATCAAAGTACGAGATCCATTCCTGCGCGTTAAAGGAAAGAGTCTGTGAGGTGCTGTTGTATGAGCGCCCCCAAATAACTCCGCCCCATACCAAAATGCCATCACGATCTACATACAGACCGCAAAAAGCAGGAATAGTTGAAAGTTCAACATTGTATTTGTCTGCGTTTACGCCCGACAAAAGCAAGTGTCCTTGAAATGTTCCAGGTTGATTAAGTTGCTGAGTAAAGCCCACACCAGTTAAAGGAAGTTCTGCAATGATGGTATTACTTAAAAGATCAACAAAAAGGTAACGGTAAGTTGTTGCCATTACTCATACTCTTTTCTTACCCACCAAAATTTTTTATACCGATCAAACAATACTCTACTAAATTTACGAATGTCTGAATTGTATTTAATGCGTTCTTTTTCTCCACCTAATTTAGAAATCCATTTTTCACGCTTAAAAGGAATAATTTGAACAAATGGCGTACCCGCAGGGATCAAGCCTTCAAAATTAGGATCTCGTAATTTAAGAAACATGTTAAAAGGTATAGAAAAATCATCAGTATCTACAATTCCACTAGCACATTCAATTGGGCTAGGTTCATGATGTTGTGGCTCTATTACCATAATTGACCAACCTTTAGGAGTTTTTATACTCCACGGAATGTTTATTCGTACAGCGTAATTTATACCGCGTGAGTAAGGGTGATTTTGAAATTGCTCCATTGCTTGAAAAACAATTGCCTCATTATTGCCCCATTGAAAATAAGGTGGCTTTCCTTCTGTTCTTCTTACATAAATGTCATAAGGAGTTTCTATAATGTAACCAGCAGTCATCATGTCAAATACAGGCATACATTTTTTTATAGTTGAAACAGGTGTACCATCTAAAGATGGTATTGCTTTATTTTCAAAATTATTATGCGGTTTTGCTTTTTTGTACCATTCAGGTATGTAATCTTTTGCAGGTTTTGGTTTTTCTAATACGCCATCAGGATTGTGAATGTCTGTAAAAATAATCTTGTTCATTGGTTTGCCTTCTTTCTTTAGATTACGACTGTATAACCTTTCGCAACCAAGTGCAAGTATTTTCATCTAATTCCCAAACAATAGGTTTACCTGTTAATGTTTGTGTTTGTTCAGGTTTAGGCGGTATAAACGCATCACGCTGTTCATCATAAGTAAAACCAATTCCAGCATAATTTTTACGCAAAGGAGTACCTCCTACAGCGTGAATTCCGCCTTGTGTGTTGTAAGAAGTCTTGATCCAAGTTCCACCTAAATTTTCAATTAACCAAGCGTAACCCTCATCAGGGTCATCATTAGACCCCACAAGAACGCGAACAACAATGTTGTTTTCATCAATCTCTGCCCAATGCGCCATTAATCCACCTGACTTCTTGTGTATCTAAAAATTACAACACCTGAACCGCCACTAGCGCCAATTTGCGGAGGGTTTCTATTGCCTGAACCACCACCACCGCCTCCAGTATTTGCAGTTCCCGCATTTCCCGCGTTTGAACCTGATGCACCTTGACCACCACCACCTGAACCGCCTGTGCCACTATTTACGCCTGAGCCACCACCGCCGCCAGCATAAGTTGAACCGAAATAAGATGCACCAGCGCCGCCAACTCCACCAGTTACTCCACCAGTTGCAACACCACCAACTGCACCAGCACCACCGCCGCCTGAACCTAAAACTGCAGAGACGGCTGCGGCCGCTCCACCGTTATTTCCTTGTCCAACAGTTCCACTGCTACCGTTGAGACTATTAAAACCGCATGAAAAAAATCTATTGCCGCCGCCACCTGAACCGTAAGGCCCTGCACCGCCGCCATTCAAATCTGTTCCGTAACCTCCACCATTAGGGCTTGTAGAACCAGTAACAGAACTTGGATTACCAGGACGCGTGGCTAAAGACCCACCGCCAGCACCGCCGCCGCCAATAGTTACTGTTAAAGATTGTGGAGAAATACTGCGGCTTGATGTGTATAACAAACCACCAGCGCCGCCTCCGCCACCTCTATTTTCTGTTGCTCCGCCACAAAAAACACCGCCTCCACCACCAGCGCCACCTCCTGAAACAATAAGTTGATCCGCAACTAGAGTGGCTGTTGTAACTGTTAAAGTTCCATTGCTAGTAAATGTACGATAATAATAAGTTGCATCTGATGTAAGAGTTCCACCTGTAACAACTGGTTTAGGAAGGGAAGGAGTTACCGAGTTAGAAGCCGCTGAAGCAACAGATGTTAAACTTGCCGCGTTAGTTGCTGTAACTGTAAATGTATAAGCAGTTCCATTTGTAAGTCCTGAAACGGTTACAGGTGATGATGCACCTGTTCCTGTAACTGATCCAGGTGATGATGTGACTGTATAAGAAGTAATAGCCCTACGCCCTGTAAAAGTAGGAGCAGTAAAAGTAACAGACGCGCTTGCATCTCCGCCAGTTGCAGTTCCTATTGTAGGCGCGTCAGGTTTTACTGGCCCTGATGATGACATAACAGAAATAATTGACATTAGATAAGATCTCCAACGACTAACCAATTGTTTGCAGAAGTTTGAATACACCCAACAGATGAATACTGAGCGCGTATTACAGGGCTTGCCGCTGTTGCACCGCCTGAAACCACGGTGACACCTCCTGCTCCTGAAATTGTTACTGCCCCTGCATCATAAGCCGCCATCATAATAACAGCACCTACTGGTAGCGCAACAGAACTGTTAAGAGGAATAGTGACTGCAACAGGTGAAGCGTTAGCAAGCGTTACAAGTTTTCCATTATCTGCTAAAGCCAAAGTGTAAGTAGTTCCTGTTTGTGGATTTGTCGCAACGCTTGCCGCTAAAGTTACAGCGCCACTTGAACCGCCTCCTGTTAAACCTGCGCCCGCTGTGACGCTAGAAATGTCACCAGTTTCAGGAATGTTAGTTGTTACATTCACGCGTGTATCTGTAATGTTACCTGTATTGATTTGAGTAACAGCCGCACCTACTGCAACAGTTGCAAGTGAAATTGAATTGGCAGGAAGTGCAGGAGCAACAGGAGATCCCGCAGGAGTTCCTGCGATTACTTGAAAAATCACATCATTGTTTGCGCCTGAATAAAAAGCATCACGCACCGTTGCGCATACAAGGTCAATGCGGGGGTTTGTTGGATCTGCGGTTGTAATTGTTAGGGTGTCTTGAGCGTCATTAAAAATTGTGTACACGCCCATGTTTGTTGTTGTTGTTCCAACAATTGCGGCCCACCCTGAAGCAACGCGTACTGACATACCCGCAGGAGAATTAGCGGTAATGGCTAATGAAGAACTACCAATGATGCCAGTAGTAGCCCACAACGCTTGCGCTGTTAAACGGTCATACTGAGCAGGGTATGAGCCTGCCTGCAACCATGATGGAGGTGTTTGTAGTGTCATTTATTCTCCCTTAGATGTACGCAGAATACCAAGAAACGGTAGCCTGAGTAGTTCCTGCCAAAGTGCTTGTGCCAGTAAAAAAGAAATTTGAATTGCCTGGTGGCGCATCAAACCATGTTCCTGAAATTAAAAGATTACGCGCAGGGTTGCCGTTAAGTGTAATCAATTGATTGTAAAGATCAATTTCTAAAGTATCTAACGCAGTGTAAATGCCTGTAAAATTAAGTGTGTTACCAGTGGTTGTATTACCAATAACAGGATTTGTAATAGGCCCTTGAATAGTAATTGTTGGGTAAGTAGTAGCCCAACCAATGTTATTAATTGTTGTTGTAACACTAGAAGAACCGCCACCGTATGTGTAATTAAATTCTCTGTTGTATGTGCGCCCTAAAGCCGCGCTAATGAGCATGTTGGCGGTCTGCAAGTTACTGTCATAGTAATTTGGATCAGGGCAGAAAAATTCAACCTGAGAAGTAATGTATCCGTATGTGTAATTAGGATCTACTGTTGTGCGCAAAGAGCGTACGCGAGCATCAACAAATTGCTCACTACTAGGAATGTTTGGAAATTTGAAAAACAAAGGTGTTGTACCTTGAGTTTGTGGCAAAAGGGTGCGTTGAATTGTGTTGTAATTTGTCTGAGCAGAACCGTTGCTATCGCCAAAAGTGTTAAAGATAATTGAGACGCTTCTGCCGCTTAGGAAGTCACGGCCTGTAAACATGCCATCATGGTAGCCACGGTTATCATCTTGATTACGGATACCAGGCAAAGACTCAAGGCCATCAACGCTAAGGATTTGGTAGGGCGAACCAGCGCCGCCAAATACTTGATTGTTAAAAGCAAAAGAATAAACTTGACTTAGCGTTGTCATTATCTATCCCTCAAATTAGCGCTTAAAGATTTTGCGGTAGGTACGGTAACAATGCGAGAGGCAATAGAAGCCGCTCCAATAGCACCGCTTTCACCAGCGGCCAATGCGCTAGGAGCAGAAGGAACAATTACATTTCCAAACTTAATAGCATTAACAACGCTAGTTGTTGTGGTGTAAGGATCAGTTAAATTAACGCCAGTAACAGATGTGTTGATGTTAGTTGTTGTTGTAGTTCCTGTGTTTGTTCCGCCAGGAATAGTTGTAGCAATAATTGGTGTGTACTTAGGGGCGTTGTTAATAGCACTAGCCGCAGAAGATGCACTTAAAGACTTCATAGCCGCGGCAACTTCCTTTAACTTGTCCTGAAGATCCTTGAGTTTCTTCATGGTGGACTTATTGATTTCATCAATAGCCTTTTCATAGTCCTTTTGAGCCTCTAGGAGCGCTTCTTGCAGGGTTTTAGCGGCCTCCGCTAGTCCTTCATCAAGATCCTTTTGCGCCCGCGCCCTAGCCTCTGTAAGCGCCTTTGAAGCGTCTGCAATAGCCTCATCATAGGCAGTCTTAGCATTAGCCAAAGCCTCTGTAAGATCCTTATTGGCCTCAGCCAACTTTTCTTTGCGAACTGTCTCAGCCTCAGTAACGGCTTCACTGTATGCCGCATTAGCCTCAGCCAATGCCTCATTCATTTCAGTATTGACCGCGGCTAATGACTCTTTAAGGTCAGTAGATACCTGTGTGTAAGCGTCCATCAATTCTTGTGTAGCAAGTTTTCCGCCTGCGTTCATTGTCTGCGCAAGAGCGTCTAAGCCAGTTTCAGAAACTTTTTCTACCTGACCATACAAAGACTGTAATTCTTTTGTTGCATCAGGTGATGCGGCTTTGAGTGCTTCAGCAATCTTGTTACCCGCTTCAGGGCCTTGCTTAACAACTTCTTCAATAAATACTTGGCTATAACCCATGCCTGCAAGTTTTGCGGCGTTGGCTTGTAATTCTTTAGCGGCGGCTAATTTTGTTTTAAGGTCAGCAAGAAGTTTCTCAGCACTGTCTGCCCCACCCTTAAATGCCTCACCTAAATCAAAGCCAGTCTTAGATGCAAAGGCTTTACTCAAGCGCTCCATTGATTGTTGAACAATGTTTGCTTGTTTTTCTGCCGCGTTTCTTGTCAGGTCAGCGGTTTTATCTGCCGCTTTTTTGCGTATGTCATCAAGTTTGGCATTGTTAGCCTTGAGAAGATTTGCTTTTTTATCAGCAAGTTCTTTGTCAATGTTCTCAATAATTTCTGCATGGCGTTTGTACGCTTGTGCCTCAGCCTTGTTCTTGCGTTCTAGGGCTTCTGCTTCCGCTTCATCAAAACGCTTTTGGGCTTCATCAAGAACTTCTTTGTTGCGCTTTTTAAGATCAGCAACTCTTTCATCATGTTCTTTGTGAGCCTTGAGCATGACCTCATTGCGTCTGTCTAATACCTCTTGCGCTTTTTCTTGCGCATCAGCAATAGCCTCATTCATGTCTTTGTAAATCTTTGCTACATCTTTTTTGTAGCCTTCAAGTTTTTTCTTTTGCTTTTCATCAAGGCCGCCGCCTCCGCCGCCACCACCACCACCGCCGCCGCCGCCAGTGCCGCTACTTTTTTTCTCAGCGTCTTGCCCTGCTTTAGCGGATTTGTTAGCCGCGGCTGTAAAACTATCTACCTTTGCTTTAAGTCCTTCAACTTTGTTTGCAGTCTTTTCAGCAAAGTTGCCCACACCTTCAATAGCGCCATTAACTAATTTCAAACCTTGTTTAGCCGCGTTACCAACGCCAGGAAGTTTAGACATAACGCCTAAGAACAATCTCATTGGGCCTGTAATGACCTTCATAATAATGGTGATCATTTCACCCCATGCGCGGATCATAAAGGCTACATAACCAAGAACAGCCTTAGCAACAACGGCTACGCCATTTCTAAATGTTTCACTCTTTTTGTAAGCAACAACAAATCCTGCAACAAGTAAACCAATAGCCGTAACAATGATGCCAATTGGGTTTGCTCGCATAGCCGCATTAAGCGCAAGCATTGATGCGGCAAGTCCATTAGTTGAAGCAATAGAAGCAAGCGTTGCGCCTGTAAAAAGAACTTGCGCAACTTTTAATAAAGTAGTTGTAACAAGAACTAATTTTTGAATTGCTAAGTAAGCCTTGTAAGCGGCAACTCCACCAATGATTGCGGCAGTCAATACTGTGATTGTTGTTGCGTTATTTTTTAAGAATGTGCCAAAAGAACGCAAACCTGGAATAAGTTTGTCTGTTAAAAAGTCTGTAACTATTTTAAGAGCAGGTAATAACTTTTTACCTAAATCTGTTTTTAACGCATCAAAATCATTTCTAAGTACCTGCATACGGCCTTCAGGCGTGTTTCTTAGTTCTTTATTGAAATCTTTGTATGTTGAATTAAGTACCTCAACAATAGCCGTGGCGCGTTGCGCTTCCGTTCCTGATGAAATTTGTTTTTTTGTATTCTCATCAAGCACAAAACCAACTCTTGTAAGAGAGCCAAAGTTACCGTTAAGTGCTTGTGCCAATCCATTTGTCATTTGCTTGAACTCATCAGCACCAGCCGCCGCGCCTTTTTCCGCAGTTACATAATCAAGAATTGCAGGAGTCAGCGTTTTAATTGTGTCGGCCTGCAAATTAAATGTTGCCAATTGTGATTGAGTTTGAGTAATGTTGCCGCCTGTTACAACACCTACTTTTTCTAAAGCCTCAGCCTGCGCATTAAGTGCGGCAATCTGCTCATCAGTTGCACCAGTACCAACCTTCATCAATTGGTATAAGCGTTGCTGTTGTGCTTCTGCCTCTTGTGCTTGAGCAATAACATCTCTACCAAATTGCAAAACTTGAGTACCCGCAAAAGCAATACCAAGAGATGCGCCAATTTGTTTTACTTTGCCAACAAAATTAGTCATGCCAGTAGAGGCTGTTTTCACAGAGTTATCTACACCCTTGATGGCGTTTTCTGCCTGAGCCAAACCTACTTTAAGGTCTTGTACATCTGCCTGTAATTTAATAAGCATTGGTGGAATTAGATCAGCCATGATTAACTCCCCAATTTCTCTCTAACAGCGGTTGCAAAAATCCTGTTGATTTTGCCACTTCTCAATAGCATCAATGCCGCAGGTTCTAAGTAAGGGTATTTTACCCCCGCAGGCCATTTTCCACCGCCCTTTTCTACTTGACGGGCATAAATCATTGTTGGGCCAACTTCAGTAGTGTAAACACCTAAGCCAACACGGTAAGTAGTTTTAATAGATCGCTTGAGATTACCTGTAACCGTGTTAGGCCCTGATCCGCCAACATGTCTTGGTGGAGTTATTTTTAACCAGGGATTACCGTTTTTACTTACACGCTTTTCATAACTGCGCGTACCTTGAAAGTTTAATTTTGCTTGTCGTTCAACTGCAAGGCCAACGCGCATAACTCCTAATTGCGCGCCTTGTTCAATCTTTTCAGCCGCTCCATCAATTGCGGCGAGAACATCTTTAAGGTTCTTGATGACAATTTCAGCCATTTCATAACCCTTCTGTTTTCACCTCATCAACGGTTCTAGCAATTGCTATTAACCAATCTGCCGTACTAGCGGGCAAGTTATCTACCTGTTCAGGTGTCCAACCAAACCGCTCTGCCATTTGGTAGTAATACCATTGCTCATCAGGATAAGAGAACGCCTCATGGCGTTCCCCACCCTGAAGTAACCATTTTAGGCGTTGGAGTTCTCGCCAATCGCTTTTGGGTCTGCCTCTGTCTGTGGCGTTTCAGCCAGGTTAGGGAACAGATACTTTTGAGCGTCTTTTGTATGTTCTACCAAAGCGTCATAATCAACCATTGTCAGTTCATCTAATGACTCAAGTTTGACTGATGGCGGAATTAAATCAAATGACCATGACTCAACAAGCATTGCAATAAGTGCATCACCTAATGCAAGCGCCTTTGTTAAATCTCCGCCTACTGCATTGTCGGCTGTACGCATTACATTTTTGCGGTCTTTTACACGCAATGTTGTTGGGTCTTTTAGAACTACTTTTGCCCCTGATGGTAGCGTTACTTCTTTAGACATGTTGCCTCCTGTTGGTTTGCCTTCCTAAATCATACCTAAAAGGAGAGCAAGCGGTGTGGGAGAGCGGGAAGGCAATCGCCCTCAACCACACCGCCGCCCTGATCTAGTTATGCGTATGTACCTGAAGCCTTAGCGTTCTGCAACACCCATTTGATAGGTGAGAAGCCGCCTGAAGAACCAGCATCAGTTGTATTTGATTGCGCGTTAATGTCCACTGTTACCTGTACAAAATCTTCACCGCGTTCAATCACACCAGTGGTGTAAGCGCCCTTAGTAAGAGTTGCCTGGATTTGAACCGCAGAAGCACCAGCACCATAAGCCCAGTTAAATACAAGAGCAGGTTGTGAGTTGTTAAGGAAGTTAAGCAACTGAGAGTCATTGTCCATGACAAATGTAATCTTGCCTGTTACTTCCAAAGGCCCTAAAAATACTTGGTATGGATCTTGTGTATTTGAGATGCCATAGATAGGTGTTGCAGGGCGTGTCATGTCAATGTTGCCAGTCATGGCAGTTGATACCGCAGATCCACCAATTGAAACAGTACCGCGCCACACTGGTGTAGGTAGAACTGTTGAGAATGTAGGTGTTGGATCTGAAACAGTTTCAGACTGGAAACCAGTGCTTTTTGCATCATACTCAAGCATGCCGTCTGCGTTGAACTTCAATGAGAAGTCAGAGAACTGGCAACCAGGGTATGAGCGAACATCTACCGCGTAGAAGTCAGTCAATGTGTAAGAAATTGGCTGAACATCTCCACCTGATGCAAGGCTGTTAAATAATGAAATTGTGTGAGTGTAAGGTGCAGATACACCAGTAGTTGCTACTGATCCTAAAACACCTGCAATTGCGTAGCCCACGGTGTCAGCAAATACTGCTCCACCAAAATCTACTGTTGAGCGTGTGCGGCCTGGAATGTAGTTGTAATTCAATACATTTGAGCCACGCAAACCTGTGTCATACAGTGGATCTACAATGTCCACTGGCTTTAATGCGTCCTTCATTACTGGAATGAAGTCGGTTGGTGCTACTGCCGTACCACGGGTTGCTTCTTTAGCAATACCTAAGTACGAGCGTACGGACTGTTGAACAGACATTATTTCACGCTCCTAGTTTCTTGTCTGACGCGGCAGACACGGTTGTTGTTGGTTCTGTTGGTTTTGTTGGTTCTGTAACTGATGGCTTTGCGCTTGCAGAAATTACATCTACTGCAACAAACCCTTCAGGTGCGTCAAACTCATCACCAGGTTTCACAGTTTTCCCAATGCTAGGGAACACGCGTTCATCAGTTCCGTTGTATTTGTACTTCATCATGCTCCTTATGCCTGGATCATCTGTGTCACTGGAAATTGTATCTCAGCAAAGATTTCTGTAACGCCTTCTTTTTCAGTAGAAGGTTCTCCATAGCGGGCCTGAATAACTGGCTCTGCACCTTGCCAAACTAAATTACCTGTTGGATCGCCAAAGTTATGATCTGATCTCAAGCGCTCTTTGATGTTATCAACGATTGTGTCAAAGTCAGTCATAACATCTTCTGCTTCTCTATGAAAAGAAATGCAGAAAATCTGAACAATTACGGTGTAATCAATACGCTTCCAACCATTAGTTGCCCCACCAATTGCTAAGCGTGTTTCATACTCATCAGCAATGTAAACAACAATTGCCGCTCTTGTGGCTTGCCCTGGTTCAGCGTTTACTTGGTAGTTAATGATCTTTGGGAAAGATGTAAAAACCTGATTAACATTCTGAATACGCGGATTGGCTAAAAATAAAGATAGCGTTTGGCGTACCGCGTTGCGGCCTGTAAGGGTAGGTACGGCGGTCATTATCTGATCCTGCGGTATTTGTTTACCATGTCTAGGGCAACGGCTATGTCACTGCCATAGCGCACTGAGCCAGGAATGTTGCCCGCAGGTGAAGTTGTGTAAGCCATAGTTGTAGAAGCATCACCGCGCATTTTAATAAATGCGGTTGTAATTAAAATACAGGCTTGCTTGAGAACAGTTGGCAAGTTGCTAAATGTCGCGCCGACACCATGAGCAAACAACATAGGAGCAACTAACGGCACTGTTGTTGATCCGTAAACATAGTTGCTTGCAACTGTTACGCGCTCAGTTCTCTG